AAATCACCTACTATTGTTTCTAGCAATATTCCTAAAGTTCTACTTCCATCAAAAGAAGTGCAAGAGTGTATTGATAAGGGCATGAAGAATGTTGCCTTTACTGAAACTAGGACAGAAGAAGCAAAGCGGTTGAGAAAAGAACATATGGCAAAGTATAAAAAGGACTTTAGTCCAAGACGAGCCAAGGTTCTGCAACCTCGTAAAGATGACAAAATGAATTGCATTACGACATCCATGACAAAAGAACATACTCTTATAGATAATAATTATTACTATCGTAAATTGAGTTGCGTAGAATTAGAAAGACTCCAAACCTTTGATGATAATTATACTGCTCATGTAAGTAAGACGCAGAGGTGTAAGGCACTTGGCAATTCTTTTACTGTCAGAATTATTGAAGAAATTTTAAAGGATATGTAGTTATGAAACAAAAATGTTATTACTGTCAGCATTTCTCTACAGATAAACCAGAAGGTGTTGTGTTTTGCAATTTACATAAACGAGAAGTAAAAAGGGGATGCAAGTTCTTTGTGAGAGAACCTGGATCAGATGATGATTTAACCAATGAGGAAAGAGAGAAGTTATATGGAAGCTCTACTGGTACGACTTAGACCTGAAACTAAGGCTTTGTTGGAAAAAGAAAAAGATAAGACTGGTCTATCTATGTCACGCATTATAGATTTGCACATCAATGAGTATTTGAGTGAGAAGCATAGAACAGTCAATGACAAGATCGACAAAATGATGTATGGATCGACAAGATGATTAATTCACGAACCAAGGGTGCAGCTGGAGAAAGAGAACTCGCAAAGATTCTATCTGAGGAACTCAATATCAAAGTCAATCGTAAACTCGACCAAGCAAGAGAAGGTGGAGATGATATGCAGATTGGCAAGTTTCGTATAGAAGTAAAAAGACGAGAGAAGCTGCAACCTGATAAGTGGATGGAACAAGTGGAGAAGTGTGCTGAAGTTGGAGAGTTTGGAGTGGTAGCTTACAGACGCAATGGACAGAAGTGGAGATGGATTATACCACATGACTTGATGATACAAGTGTTAAGGGATAATATTGATGGGTAATGAAACTTATGATAAGGCAAGACGAGCTGAAGAAAATGTAACCAAGCAAAAGTTCTGCACCAACTGTCAGAAAAGAAGATCAATAGATGGTGGTGTGGTTTTTAGAAGTGGAAGGATTGCACGATGGAAGTGTAAGACTTGTGCTGCTAGAGAAATGGAGAGGAGAAACCATGCGAATACTAGAAAAGATATTGGATGATATAGATAACTTTGAATTAGATATATTTCACATACTTTTACTGATATTAAGTGGATTGATGTTTGTGTTTATGTTGACTATGTTTAGTGCATCATATGATTCGGAGATAAAGCGATATGGAGAAAGAGCAGCCACCTATAGGGAAATTGCAGAGCATTTACGAGATTATAAAGAAGACAAGCTATGGCAAGAGTATGAGGTCGTGGAGTGAGGAATATAAAACATATACCTATGCTAAAGATTTATTTATTCGATTTAAAAATGGCAAGGAAAGACGAGATCACCTATACAGGATAAGGGAGTTACATGGCAGAGATAGAGAGAAACTGATACGAGATGAATTACAGAGAATATATTTAGCAGAGCATGACAAAAAAAACAAAGAGTCCTAATCATATCCCTAGTCTAAAGAACTGGGGTGGTGTGCGTTCTATTCAAAGTAAACTCAAGCGATCCAATACTTTGATTCACAATAGAGAAGCTGTCGCTTATGAGTTACTCTGTATGGCAAATACCAAGATTACTGATGTGATGTCTTGGGATGAGAACAACAAAGTTGTCATCAAAGCATCAAGTAAGATACCAGAACACGCACTTCGTGCTATAAAGAATATTAAGATTAGACGAGATAAAGATGGCAATGAAACACTTGAGCTAGAGTTCTTTGACAAAGTACAAGTGCTTCGTCTACTTGCTAAAGCATCTGGTTTACTTGATAGTCCTGAGAACGAAGATAAGCCAAGTGTGATTGGTATTAATGTAAAAGCACCAGAGGTAATAGACAATGACGACAAATAAAAGTGTTTTGTACCAACCATCAAGAAGTCAAGTGGAAAAGATTTTAGATGAAACTCTTGGCATCAAGTTATGTAATAGATGTAAATCAAAGATTAGTCATATAGAGCCATGTATTGGTGCTGCTAAAGAAAAAGGATATTGTTATAGATGTTGGAAGATTTGTTATGGCAGAGATGAGCAATACTAAGCAAGTCAAAGGGGATCATTATAAGACCATGACTATGCAACCATGGGATTTTATTATTGAAAATAAACTACCTTATTGTGAAGGAAATATTATAAAATACATTTGTCGCTACAAGTCAAAAGGTGGCATAGATGATCTTGAGAAAGCAAAACATTACTTGGAGAAACTAATTGAAATCGAAGGCAGAAAAAACTGCACCTGGTGACATAGGTGGATTAAACCTAGACTTTTCTACTTCCCCTGTTATCTGGAAGTTTCTTCGATCCAATAACTTTGTACGAGGGGTGGTAGGACCAGTAGGTAGTGGTAAATCCTATGCGTGTGCAGCTGAGATCATGATGAGAGCTGTCAGACAAAAGCCATCTCCTATTGATGGTATTAAGTATTCTCGTTTTGTAATAGTAAGAAACTCATATCCTGAATTAAAAACAACGACCATTAAGACATGGCAAGAGATATTTCCTGAAAATGTTTTTGGTCCGATGCATTGGACACCACCCATTTCACATCACAGTCGCCTTCCCAGTAGAGGTGATGCCCATGGAATAGACTGTGAAGTTATATTCTTAGCATTGGACCAGCCCAAAGATGTTAGAAAACTTTTATCTCTTGAACTCACAGGTGCGTGGGTAAACGAAGCAAGAGAGTTGCCTAAAGCTGTGATTGATGGACTAACACATCGTGTTGGTAGATATCCAACGAAAAGAGATGGTGGACCAACATGGTATGGAATATGGATGGATACTAACCCAATGGATGATGACCATTGGTGGTTTAGGTTAGCCAAGAAAGAAAAGCTAACAGGAAAATTTGGATGGAAGTTTTTTGAACAACCAGGTGGAGTTGTTGAAGTGCCACCAGATGTCTTACCAGACAACCCAGAAGCAAACGACCATATCTTTGCTAGTGGGAGGTGGTGGAAGCTGAACCCCCTTGCTGAAAATATCAACAACTTACCATCTGGCTACTATATGCAAATGCTAGGTGGAAAGAACTTAGATTGGGTACGATGCTATGCTGAAGGTAAATATACTTATGTGCAAGAAGGGAAATCTGTTTGGCATGAGTACGATGATATGTTAATGTCAGGTGATGTAGAGTACGATCCTAACCTTCCAATTCAAATAGGACTGGACTTCGGATTAACACCAGCAGCTGTAATTGGGCAAAGACTCAACAATGGTAGGTGGATTGTTCTACACGAAATCGTAACCTTTGACATGGGTTTAGAAAGATTTGGTAATCAGTTATTAGCTGAGTTAAATGGGAAGTTCCCTAAAGCTCAACTGATGGTATGGGGTGATCCAGCTGGTTTAGCTAGAGATGCTATCTATGAAGTAACAGCATTTGACCATTTGAAAACTCTAGGTCTAAATGCACAACCTACTCATTCTAACAAATTTATGGTTAGACGAGAAGCAGCAGCTGCACCAATGCTAAGACTGGTAGAAGGTAAACCAGGTTTAATTATTTCAAGAGAATGTAAACTCCTTCGTAAATCACTTGCTGGTGGATATCACTTTAAACGACTAGCTATAGGTGCTGGTCAAGAACGATTCAAAGATTCTCCTAACAAGAATGAACATTCGCACATTGGTGATGCTTTTGGTTACTTACTGCTTGGTGGTGGGGAACATAAACGCATGACACGATCAGGATTGAATAAGAATACCTTTATTGCTCAGACTGTAGCAAATACAGACTTTGATGTATTCACATCTCTTTGATGAATTAAATAAGAAAAAACCTAATGGTGTATTCTTTATGCCATTTAGCTCAGTTCATTATGAAGCAATGAACATTACCCAACAAGATTTAGTAGCTCAATCTCAATATCTTAATATCGGAGAAAGATTAGAGTGGCAAAGTGAAGTTGGATTTTGTGCTACTGTTTTTCTACATTTAAATCCTGTAATGGTTTTTGGTATCGTTCCGATATGGAATGGGGTAGCTGAAGCATGGATGATTGCAGATGATAAGATAAGAAACAAACCTTACACCCTTACAAAATACTCAAAGCGATTTATTGATATAGTTCCGATATCCCTTGCATTGCATCGCCTACAGATAACGGTTAGAATCCGAGATAAGAGGGCTGTATCTTGGGCAAGGTTCCTTGGTTTTACTGAAGAAGGAATATTGAGAGGATATGGTCCAGACAAAGCTAACTATTACATGATGAGGAAATAACTATGGGTGGTATTCTCGGAGGTGGTGGTGGTGGAGGTAGTAACTCTGCTGCTATCAAAGCACAAGAAAAAGAATTAGAGCAACAAAAATTAGAAGCTGAAGCTAGAAGAAAAGAGCTAGATGAGGAAAAAAGAATTATGGCAGAAGAAGAAGCTGCTAAGTTAGCTTCAGTAAAGAAACGAGGAAGAAGGGCATTACTTGCAAAAGCAAGATTCGGTACTGCTCAAACTGACGACCAAGGTATGCAATCAAAGCTTGGTGGCGATTCACAAACAGTATAGGAGAATAGTATGCCTTATGGTAAAGGAACATATGGTTCAAAAGTAGGTAGACCAAAGAAAAAGAAAACTATGAATGGTGCAGTTCGTCAGGTTATGAAGGAATATAAGACTGGAAAACTCAAGTCTGGCTCTGGTGCTGTAGTAAAAAGCAAAGATCAAGCTATGGCAATAGCTATGGCTAAGTCACGCAAGAGTGCATAGTGGCAAAGTCTACTGTTAATAAAGCTGGTAATTATACCAATCCTAAAATGCGTAAAGCTATTTTTAACCAAATCAAAGCTGGTGGCAAAGGTGGAAAACCTGGTCAATGGTCAGCTCGTAAAGCTCAGATGTTAGCTAAGACTTACAAAGCTAGAGGTGGTGGGTATACATCGTGAAGGAAAGTCAAGAAAGATTAGTTCGTTGGACTAAGCAAAAATGGCGAACTAAATCTGGTAAACCATCAACGCAAGGTCCAAAAGCAACTGGAGAAAGATATTTGCCAGAAGCTGCTATAAAAGCTATGTCTAGTTCTGAATATGCTCGTACTACAGCTGAGAAACGCAAAGGTACAAAAGCTGGTAAACAGTTTGTAAAACAACCTAAGAGTATAGCAAAGAAAACGAGTAGGTATACTTAATGCCAATAACTGTAACTAGAGAATCACTCAATACAAAAAGTATCCATAACAATCCAAGTTATGTTGATAAAGATAATATTCAGACTTTAGTATCTAGTGAAAAACCTATGCCTACAGTTGATATTAATCATTTACGATTAC